CGAACTGCTTTAGCATCATATGTTTTTATTGTAAGAGATGATATATAGTACAAATCTCCATCTTCACAACTTATTGTTACTGCTATACCATCCGCTATTTCTTGGTCTAAAATGGTTATTAATCTTCTACCGTTAGTAGAAAATGTAGTTGGTTTATCAGTACCTCCATATAAACTTCCATAAAATAATTTAGCAGTAGTCCAAGCTCCTCCAACTATTTTTACACCTCTTTTGGAGTAAGCTATTTCTTGTCCACCAGATGTTCTATTTGTTCCAATATGCCAATAATTACCTACAATAGGATGGTCGCTAGGAACATAGTATTCAAATTCAACCACGCCACTTGTGCTAGATTGATAATTAGAATTAGAAGTCTGTAATTGCGGTACAGCTCTATCGTCATTTTCAATTTTAAGAACATTATCTTTTCCGAAAATGCCATCGTTATTTCCAGTAACTGTTATATTTCCAGTATTTGCACTAATGGTATCAGTACCAGAACTATAATCTCCAGTATAAACTAAGCTACCTTCTGATACCTTACGAAGACTATAAGCAGCTGCGGCTGTTGCTACATCTGCTGGTAGTGTACTTTCTAACTTACCATTTACCCAATCCTCTAATGCACCACTAGAAACTTGATTAGCTGAAAATCTTTCCTCATCATCTATTCCAGCTGTAGTATCAGTTGGTTCTCTACGAACTCTAACAACAGAGCCATTCATTGCACCAATATCTCGCAATGAGTAAGCAGCTGCGGCACCACCGAACCTACGAGCTATTCCTAAGTCCGTATAGTTAGCACTAGCACCCTTGAGTATATCCCAAGCAGCACCAAGCTCTCCCTTCAACTCTGTTTCGGCAGATGCTAGATGTTCTGAAGACATGATTAGTCTGTGAACTCAGTTAAAAATAAATTAGATGTAGTACTACCAGCTCTAATGAAACTAGCATTTTCTAAAGCTACTTTACTAAATGTATAAGAGCGACCAGCGTATAAACGATGACCTGTCGACTGACTAACGGCTGTTCCATCAAAGCGAACTCGTGCATCAGCATCTTGAACATCCATAGCAATATATTTAGTTAATGTGCTATAAGTTGTAGTTTTACCTTCAGGAGTAGAATCACTAGCAAGAGCAATCGTTTCCATGGTAGTTCCCGGAGTAGGTTTTGGGTACAGGTTGGTTACAAATGAATTAGGCATATGTATATTTTATATTAGTTGTCAACGGCTTTGGCGATTGACATAAGTTGAAAATTTTCGGTTTATAGTATTGTTATTAGACATTAAATCTACTTTTTCTAGCTCTAGTGCTAAAAATTCATCTGCTATTTCTCCTTCGGCAATAGACTTACCATGTTGGCCATCCATTCTTAGGAAATCTGAATACGCAGCATGTGCTAAATAGTTGAAGAACTCTCCCGGAACATCCGTAGAGCTAGTAGTAAACCCAGACCTATTTTCTTCGGATAATGTAGCATCAGAAAATAATCTCTTCTTGTATGTAACAAATACACCATCAACAGGTGTTGCACTAGCAATTGGATTCAATAAATTAGCACCTTGCTCATCTACATAAAAGTCGTACTCTACTGTAGATAAATTTAAGAATGCTTGGCTTCTATTAATTCTAATAAAGTCATTTATGCTTTCCCTATTGGCCTCATCAAATGGTATTAAATTTTTCACATCGGCAACAAGTGTAGCATCTGTTGCTGTGACTTCTTTGTCATACCAAGTTACTTGATTAAGAGAACTCTCAGGTGTAGCATTTGAATCATATGTAGCGGTACTTTGTGTAATACTTGTTGTATAAGTTCCATCAGTTTGTAGCGAAGCACTTCCTACACCCACTGCCCAACGGCCTTTATCGTTTGTTACACTAATATCCGTATCTGTGTACTTTTGTTGAGCTAAGAAAACATTAGTTGTACCAATTTTTCTATATACATTTAAATCCGATACGGAGCTATCAGCTGCTTGTGAACCAAGTAACTCATAGTATCCATTTATACTTGTTCTACCATTAGCTCTTGAACTTAGTCGAATACTAGCAGATGCTAACTTTCTTAGTTCAGATACCACTAAATAACGATTCCAAACAGGGCTTCGGTTATATGCCTCAAACATTCGTCTATTAACAAAGTATTGAATATTCACTATTTCCTCTGGGGTAAATGAACTAACTCCCGCTAGAGCTTCAATTAAGTTTTGTAAATCGGTATATGTTCGGTTTTGCATTAGGCTTTATTTGGAGATAAGTCTGAAAACTTTTTATTGAAATATTGTAAAAATTCTTTAGAATGAACTTCTTTGTGTCCATACTTTTGTGTAAGTCTAAAAAACTCACGAGCGGGCATAGTAGCTACAGGTTTGCCCAATGTAGGGTGTGTAGTCCCAGCAAGCTCCTTGGCTTCTTTTCTAGCAATAGCAACACGCTCATGCTCAGTAGCCTTTTCTTGTTCAAATCCAGTGAGGATTTCTTTCATGAACTCACGATTGATTTCTCCATCTGAGTATCTAGGTAATTTTGTAATTATTTGAGTCATAAAAATAAAAGGTAGGGGGCTTTCGCCCCCGTACCAAGAATTTGATTAGAAGTTTACTCGCTTAATGCTTAGTAATACTCGCATTTTTCCACTTGTGCTTACATCTAATGCAGAAGCAGCATTGATAGTAATGTTACCATCAGCAACCACGACAACTCGTGTGTTACTTGCTTCTCCTCCATCATCAACTAAGTCACCAGTGTTAGTTTTAACAGCTACTGCATTTGCATTGACTGCTTCGATAAAACCATCTGGGTCAGCAGAACCGGGAAGAATAGCAGCTTCGCCTCCAATAGTAATATTGGAAGAAACGCTAAACGCTTCGGTAATGTCTAAACAAACACCATCGATAACATCACCTGCTTTAACTGGAACATTAACTAATGTAGTTGTGTTTCCAGCCGTAGTTGTGAAGTCACTAGGTGTAAGGATGATTTGGTCTGTATAGCCGGATGTTCCAGCTTCATTTACGGTTAATCTTGACATAATAATTTACCTCCGGGTTATGCACTCAAGTCTGTTATTTTACCATGAGCTTGTGGGTGATATACTGCAAGTGTTAATGCACAATCAACGAATCCACGCTCACCACCACCTAAGTTAGGTAGACGAGTTGAACCCATAGGGATTAACTCATTAACACCAACATACTCAGGGTTGATAATAAAGCCAACATCTCCAACTGCTCCACTTGAACCTTGAGCGGCACCAGCTGAGAAACATGAAGGGTTAGCATTTACGATAGAGACAACTCCATGGTCAGATTGATATAAATCAACTGAGAATTTAATCTCACCAGCATTACCATCGAAATTGAAGGTACGCTCTGACTTATCTGCTGTTGCACTTGTACGAGCGAAATCAGAGATTTCACGGCGAAGACTTGTGTCAGCAACAAGCATTAGGTTGTCTACATTACCAGTTTGACGGAAGATTGATGAAATCTGAGCATTAAAGCTAGACTCTGTGAAATCTCCAGTTGTGTGGTTATTAGCTGCAGGTGTTTGGTAATCTGATGGAATGCTTGAATCAGCAGCAACATCACCAGTTGCACCAGTTGCAAGCCATTTACCAAGACCTTGCATTTGGTAAGGTTGGTTAGTACCATTTTCAGCTTGCATAGCATTGTTAGATGCAATAGCAGCTTCGATGTTTCTTTTAAGCTCACGAATTGCTTTAGCCTCTGCTTGAGCAACTTTAGCTGGCCCAACAGAATCAATAGCTTCTTGTAAATCAGAAACCATGTAATCCTTACGGAACTTTTGGATATAGTTACCAAGACGAGCACGACCTGCGAATTTATCGGAGAAATTTAGGACATCAACACCTTCAGAGACACCAGTTGTAGTTGGGTCATCTAATTTGTCTACTGTCCATTCTACGAATGTACTACTAGCACCGCTTTTTGAAGCGGATGAAAGGATTGGAGTTTCTTCTGGAGCAAGAATTGACAAAACATCAGTCAAGTCTTCTCTATTAGAAATTGCCGACCCTTGACCTGTTACTCTTGAAGGAGCATTAGGTGAGAATGTATCTGAGAATGACATAATTTTTAATAATTAACGATTTTTAATTTGTAGGGTTCTGAGAGTGATAAAATCCTTTTTATTTCCACTTTGTCTAAATCGTTGGCCAAGGTCTTTAAGTGCTTTGGCCGACTTTCCCACAGGTTTTTCAGATATAGATGAACCACTTGCTCCTAGATTACTAGGATTCAAGGTAGGGGACGAAGAGTTACCTTTAATGGGTGTTCTACCATAAATACTATTAGCAGCATGTGCTATTAAGTAATTAAGTTGAGCCCTTAACTCTGGGTCTGCCGATTCGTTTAGCTTTGAAAACCTTGTATCTGACACCATAGCTTCGTAACGATTACGAATATCATTGTCTTCTCCATCAAGCCATTTTAATTCTTCTTTGGCTTTTTGGTCAAAGGCAGTTTTGAGTTGCTTTGAGTGTTCTACTTTTTTTAGGTTTTCTAACTGAGCAGGTAAGAACTTGTCCCTAGCCTTACGGCCGTTTAACAAACTCTTTCGTACATCAGCTTTTGTAAGCTCACGACCTTCTACTTCTGTGACTATATCGTCAGCAGAATAACCATCGGAATTGAATAATACCTCCTCTGCCCACTCGATTACTTGATTTACTTCTTGAGCCTTTTCTTGTAATCCTTGTAGAGAATCTACTGAATCATAAGGGTTGTTGGCTACTTCTTGAGTATTTTCGAGAGGATTCTTTCGATTAAGTTCGGACTCTAGCTCTTGTAATCGTGTCTCAGCCGCCTTTCTTTTGGCAGTGAGTTCACCGAAGCGAGCTACAGCTCTTGAACCTAACTTTTCCGATAATTCCCGGAGGTCGCTCTCCGACATATCATCTAAATCTAACTGTGAAAGAACATCATCAGAACTTTGCAGTTCTTCAGTTTGTTCAGCAACTTCAGTTTCGCTAGAAACCTCTTGGACTTCCTCTTGGACTTCCTCTTGGTTAGTGACTACTTCTTCTTTTGCTTCAACTAAAGGGTCATTGGTATTTTGACCCAACCGGCGAGTTACGAACTGCGCTGGTGACATGTTTGACTGTATCGCTGTATTTTGAGCAGGTTCAGCGTTTCCTGCTTGGATTTCATCTGACATAATGTTTACGCTTTTTAACGCTAAGCGGTAGCGATGTGTTTATTATAAACTATATAGCAATAGTTAAAATTTATTTTAATCGTTCAGAAAATCTGTGTTGCAATTCTCGCCAATTACACATTTGTAAAATTTGGTCGTAGGTAATAATTCTACCTGATATTTGCTGTATGTTTTCTACTGTTGAATTATGTAACTCCTCGATGGTTTCTTCCCTCAAGTGTTCTATAGTAGAAAGAAAACGAGCAAAATGCTCGTGTTTGCCTAGGGTTTCTAGGTCTTTTTGTAAGTTTGACATATTATTTAAGTGATGGTGTGTTTTTTAATTGTTTGGCATAATCCTTTAATGCATTTGCCATACTTTCCATTCTTGTTTTAACGCCGCCTTTTTCAGTCTTAATCCCTAATTTCTTAGCTCTTTTGACTTCCTCGACTACATCAAAGTACTCATCATTTAATAAAAACTCTTCAGATGCCTCCTCAAACTTACCTTCATTTATAAGGCCTATTGTTTTTGGGCTACCACTTAGTCCACCCCTAAACCAAGAACCAACAATGTTATCTCTTAGGTATTTAGGCATACTATCAAACCCTTGAATATTCTTTTCAATAACAGGAAGCCTTTCAGCTATGTTTTCAAGCAATTTTGGTTCTGCCTCTTTTTCGGTAATAGTATCACCCTCTTTAATGTGTGCACCATAATCACCATGACCAAGTGTCAAGTATTTTTCAAACTCATACTTGTCTGTTCTAGGGTTGTATTTCTTAAGCCTTGTTGCTTTGCCATGAAAACCTTCTAGTGGCTTTACGACATCTAAATATTCTTTAGGTTCTAGTGCAATGCTTGTATTTACTTCAAACATTCTTTTGTCACCATCTTCCGGGATGTTACTAATTTTCTCTTGCATACCTAGCATATAATCTTCCATTTCCGGGGAAAGACTTTGTACTGGGTAACTAGGTTCTGAACCAATCATAGGTAGATTTTGGTCTACCTTTGATTTTGGATTATTTCCTAATAATGAATTAAGGACATCCTTGAATCTCATACTAGTAACTTCCTTGCTCCATAGATTGTGTTTGAACTCCACCCATTTGTGCTGGTGCTGTTCCAATCTTTCCGATTTGAGCATTTTGTGCTTGTTGCATTTGGAATGTGTATTGTCCCATATACTTTTCAAGTCTTCCTGCGAAGGATTCATCGGTTTGTAAACGCTCAGAAACATCAGGCTGAGAAGCATACTGTTGTATAGTTTGTATTGCAATTTGTGCACCATTAGGTCTAGCTGGCATTTCGATACCCGCAAATATTTTTGCTAAGTCATCGGTTACTTGTTGTACTATTTGCTCTTGAGCTACTTGTTGTGGTTGTAGTACACTATCAGCTAAAACAGGGTCTATACTAAACGCAGCTAAATCAAGTAATGAATTGATGTTAATACGGCCACTTCTATCCAATTGAGTTAATGCTACCATTTGTTGTAACTTCTTCTCTTGAACCTCTGGGTCAGTATTTAGTACATCGTAATTTATTACAACATCAAAATTTTCATCTGGGTTGCCCTTAGTGAATACACCGGCATCAGGAGAACCTGTTACCCTAAAGAATACTTCATCTGGGCCAAATCTCTGAAAGCACTTGTAGCACATTTTCATGACATCAGCACAATGAGTTAAAAACTTATCAGTTAAGAATTGTTTCCTTATTTGAGATATTCTACTAGTTTCATCAAGGCCACATAATCTATCGGCTTGAGCCTCCATAGTTTTCTCCATCTCAATAGAACCCACAGGGCTTGGTGGAGTTGGAGCAAAGTCTAGGTCTCCCTTTCTACGATAAGGTATCATTCTTCCCGGCCCCCAATCTGTTGGTGCTTGTCCAACTGGGTGCATGATAGGAGGCAATGTAGCTAGTGAGTTTCTATCTATTCTAGAATCACGCTCTACTTTTACTTGGTTTTGTATACCTCTAAGAACATCAGGTATTGTTTGTGTATCATACAAACGCTTACTATCTTCAGATAACTTTGTAACTACTACAGGATAATCTTCGTATCCATTAAGTAACTCAAACTTAGCATACCCTTGGGCAATCTCATTGCCATCAAATTCTCTATGGAATACTGTACAATAGATACCTTCTGCACCATCGGCTCTATCGATTAATCTTTGGTATCCATAGACTATTTCAACCAACTCATCGGCTGTGTTTGTAACATCGTAATCAAAGTGACTTCTTCTATTTGTAGCATCTCTTTCAATTGAATCTACATTAACACCACGATAGTGCTCAATAACATAATCAACAAAGTCCTCATCCCAACCATCGGTTACTACTTTGTTTTGTAACTCTTGTGGTGTATAGAATGTTCGCCAAAAACAATATGGTGCTCTTTGTGGGTCAGTAACATAACTAGGAAACAAGAAATCACCATCTGGTGCTAGTGTCTTAACATCAGGGGCATCTACTTGCCTACGAACTATAGGTAATTCTGCTTCGCCTCCTTTTCGTAATGCCTTGATTGCTTTCTTAGCTCTTTTGTTAATAACTCCCGGAAATGTAGATTCCAAGAGTACAGCTAACTCATCATCGTTATCACCATTAACAATAGCCTCTGCCACCTCTTGTGACATTTGAGCTATTTGCTCTAGGTTGAGTTTTTGTAGATAACTTCTATCTTCTCTTTGCCAACCAACATATGTAACTAAAATACCTCTTTCTAATAAATAGTTAGCACCTAGTTCCATCTCTTTCTTGAATCTAGGAATATAACCTGATGTTGACATCCATTTTAAGAAATCAGAAACCATTGTTGCCCTAGGCAAATCATTAACCTCAACTGGGAATGCTTTTACATTAGCTCTATTTAATGATGACATAAACAAAGAAACTAATCTTGTTATACGCTCATCAATAGTATGAGCCTCCATATCGGCAGCTCCTTCCCATGGGAAAGCATTAGCTCCATGCTTCCTGTGGTCACGAGTTTTACCCGCCCACCAATTTCGTCTGTCATCGTAACTATTTCTACATAAATCAAAGTAACTCTCTAATTCAGTTGTAGTTTGGTCGAACGCAGTTCTTAGAGTTGTAACACTTGGCTCTTTGCTAACATAAGTAAGAGCTTTTGAGGTTTTTTCGTTATCCATATATATTTAGTTATAATATCATATCTATCAACCTCTTTTAGGTGTAGGAATCCATTTGTACTTAACTTTGTTGCCTTCTGTGTGGGATTCAACATAAACTATCTTATGTGCAAACTTTGATTGCTTTTCTCGCATAGGTATTCTAGCTTGTATTTTTTGAGTGATTTCCTTGATGTACACAGTTAAGAATGCTGGATTCGGAGGTAATGAAACCACCTTACCCCTATAAATAACAGGCATTGGTATAAGCTCTTCGAGCACCCTTTGGCCATCTTCATTAATCCAAGTGTTTCCACCCTTCCCAGTTACCATGTCTTCTTCTAAATTGTTGAAAACAAGTTCAAGGCCTTCCTCGAAAGGTATGCCGTATTCTGTTGTAATATTTTTAAGTTTCTTCTTTGGCATTAGTAGCCTCCCTTTGTATTGTTAGTTGTTAATAGATTGCGACCATTTAAATGGTCTGGGCCTTCCCCGGAATTAGACATTCGTAAATATCTAATTACATCGAAGAAATCCTTTAGCGGTTCATCGTTTTTTCCATTAGAACTATAGTTAATTAAACTATCTATGAGATTTCCACAATCTTCATGTATATAACATAGTGGCCTATTGGCCTCATCTATATCTACATTTGGGTTGTAACTAAACCATTCGTCTAGTGCACTTATACCCACCTCTTCTTGCCTACCATCACTAGGAACAAAGTGCATACCATGGTCGTAGAATGATGTAAACAAGTCATCATTGTTTTCGTTTTCTCTCGCAAAATATCTAGAGTCACCTATACGCTCAATAACCTCTATCCCCAAGTCTTGCTCTATTTCCTTGAAGAGCTCTACATAGCCTTCTACATTATAACCTATTTTTTTGGAGGCTGGCCCAAATCGCCACTTTGGTTCTCCAAAGACAGCCCATTCGCCATATGTACTACGGTCAGGAAATTCTTTTCTGATATAGACCTCACCTTCATCATTAACTGCAGCCCAAATTGATACATAGTTTCTTGCTCCTGCGGGGTCAACCACTTGATAACAGCTGTATTTCCTTTTGTCAGAAATATCTGGAAATCGCATTTTATATCGGTTTTCTTTTTCAGATAGTACATTTACTTCGGTGTTAAATAATGGTAGTAATGATGTCATTGATTTTACAGGGACACCATAAGCACGAACTAGTATTTCGTCCTCCGGGCGGCCTCGCAAATCTTTTGCTATTCTATCATAACCACCAAATGGGTTTTCGTCAGAATGTAAGTACACAATTCCGGCATCTCTATCAGGGCTATATTGTTCTATAGGTACTTCCCTATTGCCAAGGAGTTCAGCACCTCTGGTTTGTTTAGTTTCTGAACCCTTTAAATAATCACTAATAAATGGTGTATAACCATCAATAGGTGTAAATCCTATAACCATCTTAGCATTTCTAGTAGCTAATCTAAACCTAAGAGTGTTTACCAATGAAGCATCACCAAGGTACTCATCCAACCATGCACCTAGGTTTATACCATCGTAATCCTTGAACCCAAATTCAAAACCCTCTAAAATAGTTTGGTTATTACTATATTGAGTATATGTCTTGAAATCTACCCTAGTCTTAGTATCCGGGAAAATAAAGCTACTACCAGTAAACCCATTTTGCATAGAAAAATTAATATACCCATCTATGCTCTTTGTCTTTCTCTTAAACTCCTTGGGCATCATTTCCCAAATTGCAGCTTGTTGAATTTTTACACTAGTATCAGCGTTCTGAGAAAAGCATACTATATGACCATTGTTATTGTCCATGACGGATTGCATTACCATCTTTGCACACCCAGTAGTCTTACCACTACGATTTCCACCAAGTACCAAACACTCATTGTAGCTATTGAGACTTGTTCTCATTCGCTCCCAACCATTTAAATCAAAACCATACCTAACAGGGTCTTCCTCAGAAGCCTTGATTCTACCCTCGTGATTTTCGTATAATACCTTTAACAACGATGGGTCATTCTTACCAAGAAGAACTATCTCCTCATCACTAGGTGATTCCAAAAATGGATGTTTGCTAAACTTCAGTTCCATCTATTTCATCTCCCTCTTCCTCATCTTGCCATAGTATATCTAAATCCCCAAAAGCATTCATTGTCATATCCTCATGAGTCTCGTGTATTAACATCCTACCTACCCTATGATTACTATAGTCATAAAACAAATTACCTTTGTCATCCATAACTATAAACATATAGTTCGCAAAGTGCTCACCTAGGTTGCCCTTTACATTGTCAAACAAGTCATCGTATTCTTTACCTATCTTGGACATCTATATCTATACTATCGTCTTTTAGTTTCTTTAATCGCTCTTGTGCAGCTTTCAAAGTATCTTCGTAATCTTGTTGTGTTACAATTTGCCGCTCTTCCGATATAGAGGTAGCCTCACCCCTAGCCGTCATTGTTTCCCTATAAGCATTACTCTTGGCTATGCTCAACTCCTTCAAGTCCTTGAAGCTAACCTCTAGTTCCGGGTCATTCTCTAGCCGCTCACGAACTTTGCCTATTAAGTCCTCCTC